TGTTGTCTTTTTTATCTTTCGATTGATCTAAATCTTTAACTGAGATATTTACTACATTACCCGCTTGAATATCGAGTCTTCCTTTTAAATCGACAGATATCGCCGTTGAGTTTAAATGATATTGATACATCATTCTATTGGCTACAATCTCTGAAAAGTTTTGTTCTCTTCTTAGATTACCCGGTGCCTGACCTATTGGGTCATAATCGCGAAATACTAAAAATCTCTTTGCGTTATTTGTGTTAAATGTATCTTCAATGTATTCTTTTGTGTGAATATCTTGCTCAACAGTTACTTTACCACCCGGATTCATTCCATAATACTGTCGTGCACCATTTCTTAATAAATCTAGATAAGTAAAATTCTTTTCGACAGCTTTTCTTCTCACTAAATCAACTTCTACAATTTTATTTGCGTATCCACCAGAATAAAGATCTACGGATGTGTCAACACGATTAGGATTTGAAAGTGACTCGATGAATTGTGTTTGCAACTTAAGATCTCGCGGATCTAAACTTCCTATTGGAACGTATACGAGTTCAACTACTTTTGAGTTTGCGACAGCGTTTTGAATTAAGAATTCGTCAGTTACAAAATAAAAACCATCATAGTTTTCAAAGAAACGAAATGTAGATGAAGGAGAAGCTAAGCTATATGCTTTGCCTGACAAGAAATTCATCGCGCGCGTAGGAATATAATTTGGAATAACGACTTTTATTTCGTCATCTGTAGGTTGAATATAGAATTTTTTTTCTGGGTCGTCTACAATTTTATATTTTCTTGTACCAAGAACAGGCGTTTCTTTCTCTGTAGAATATGTAGTATCATTATCGAGACGAGAGAAATATCTTCTAAAGATTTGTTCTGCTACATATGAAGTTTTATTTGCTTTAAAGGAAGTGATTACTCTTTTCTTGCTTGCTTCATAATTTACTCGAGAAATAAAATGCAGATGATACGAAACACCATCTAATGTAGTTAATGGATTTACGTTATCTATTTTATAGATCTGAGCTTTTAATATTAATGTTCCCTGATCTCCGCCAGAGAATTTTGTAATTCCATCATTTGTTTTTATTTCGAGGTCAAGTTGTTCTTCGCCTCTTAATGGAAATTTCTCAAGAAATCCAATTTTATCAACTATCTTTAGAACGCCGCGATAACTTACGGATTCAATTGATTGCATAATCTCGAATGCACCAACGATAGCTAAGATCTCCGCTTCTTTTTCCGGAGAAAAAGATCTTACCTTAGCGGATACGATATCGCATGATGAAGGATTAAAATTAGTCATTACCTAGTTCTTATGTTATTGATAAATTCTTTAGTGATTTGATTTAAGAATCTATTATCGAAGAGATAAATTTCTCGCTTATTATTGTTTAGAGATTGTTCGTAGTCGTAGATACGATATGGCTTCCATTCTTCTGGAACAATTCTACGAATAATGATCTTTGCGCCTTTTTCGGTGCGCAAGATAACACGATCTTCTTTACGAAGATAAATCGTTCTAAAAGACTCGGGAGAAAGAAGAATATTATCAACTGCCATTTTAATCCACCGCTCTTACGTAATACAAGATATTTTCATCATTTGTTTCATCACTTACCCAATCTACGACATCTTCGCCGACGAGACCAGATCTCTCTTGATATTTTTCAATTAAGTAGTTATTGAAAGTTCTTTCATCCATCGGCCATTGGTGATAAGGGTCAATGATGTTATTGGCCATGTAAACTAACCAGACATAATCGACTGATCCATAATAGAACTCAGCGATGTCTTCTGGTCGCTCGCCTTCTTTTACTGTATAAGGAAGAAACAGATATGGATTTGATGCAACAGCTTTCACGAACTGATTTCTTCTCGTGATGTCGCGAACTCTTCTTCCTTGATATTCGATCACTGGAAAATTTTCAAAATACTTTGCCATATGTTTTCCCTAAAATATTATCTTGGACCAACATTAGTGTTAGGTGAAGGAGTTGGAGTTGATTCAGACTTAGCTTCTGCTTGAACAGGCTCATCGGCGTAATCATCAGCGCTGTGAGCAGTCAACTCAGTGAAGTCAATCGTCAACGAAACCGCTGAAGGCTTACCGCCAGTGAGGATTGAGATGTCAGATCCAGCGCCATAAGTTACATTAACTCCGCTAATCATACAAGGCTTAAATCTCATCCAATAGTTTTCATTAACACCGAGTAAGTTAATTAAAACGACGCTTGGATAGTTTAACAACAATCTTTCTCCAAACTGAAATCCAGCATCTCGAGTAGACGGAAACGCGTTTCTTTTTAATAATCTAATGATCTTATTCAATTGCTCTGAGTCATCGAGACTACTTGGAATCAATTCCCACGAAAATGAAAATGATTTTAAATTTACACCTTCAAACGCCAGTGTTTCATTTGGATTTACTACTGTAGCTGTCGCGAGATCTACAGCTCTTCCTACACTTTCACCAACAGATCCAAATACGTTTGGTGTAAACGTTCTCAACAAGTACTTACCAAGCGCCATTGCCTGATCTGTATTAATATTTGCAGCCTTTGCTATCGTGTCTCTTAATCCACTTACTAGTTCTCCGCCGCGGCCTTGGCCTATCATCTCTCCTGCGTTTCTTATAAATCCGGTGTATGCGGCTGCGACTTCACTCGCTTTAGCGCCGGCGCGAGTTGGATCACTCAGCGCAGCGGTTAATCTCTCAGATAAAAAACTTCTTTCAAATTCCGCAACTTTTAATTTATTATCATCAACTAATGTTCGAGGAAATGGTAATTCGATGGAATTTTGTTCTACTTCGACCGATTGACCGGTAGATTGTGTAGGAAGACGATTTACAAATCCTCTATTTGATACGAGAAAAGTGCTATAATCATACTTCTTAAAGATCATCTGAAAGCCATGTGGAAACGGCACCTTAGGAAATGAAAGCGCGGCATTAGCACCATTTCTTTTTCGATTTCTTACAAGCTCTGGTCTCGAACTTGTTTTTTTAGTGTCGTTAGCCATGAAAAGTTACCTAGAGATGATTTATAGAGATTTCTGATAAATAATAAACAGATTTGTGAATTATTTATATGGAAAAGCGAACAAATAAACATGCCGAGTCATAAAGGTAGATTTAAACCAAAGAACCCGCAGAAGTACAAAGGTGATCCTACAAGAATTGTATATCGATCTTTTTGGGAATTCAGGTTCTTTCGATACATTGACGAACACCCAGATGTGATTTGGTGGGCTTCTGAAGAGATCATAGTTCCCTATGTATCTCCTATTGATGGAAAAAGACACCGTTATTTTCCAGACGTAGTAGTGCATAAGAAACAACCTGATGGAACAAATAAGACAATTATGATCGAGATTAAGCCTTATAAGCAGACATTACCGCCGGATCCGAGCAAAAGAAACGCAACACCAACGGGTAGAATATCAACTCGTTATATTAAAGAAGTGAAAGCATACGGCGTGAATGATGCGAAATGGAAAGCAGCTCGGAACTACTGTGCTGATCGAGGATGGGAATTTATCATTATGACCGAGAGAGAACTAGGAGTAAAATAACTTGGCTTTAATTTTTACAGACATTTTAGCGAAAGGTGTTCGAGCGGGACAGATTCCGGCTCGCACCGAAGCCGCACGTGAATGGTATCGCGATCGCGCAGGAGCGGTAAAAAAGAGTGTGGTTACCTCAGAAAAGATGGTTAGAGAGTTAAGAAACGATAATCGCGCTCGAAATCGTGTCATCTACGGAAACATGTATATGTTTCTATATGACGCAAAGCATAAAGAAACACTTCCTTATTACGATGCATTTCCTTTAATATTCCCAATAAATACAGCACCAGGTGGTTTCATGGGATTAAACATGCATTACTTGCCGCCGATATTGCGAGCAAAGTTAATGGATGCTCTTTATGACACTGTTACAAACGACAGATACGATGAAACAACTCGTTTGAGGCTTAACTATAGACTATTAAATAGCGCGTCGAAATTTAAAGAATTTAGGCCTACGATAAAACATTATTTAAGAAGTCAAATAAGAACACAGCTTATGTACATTAGTCCAGCCGAATGGGATATGGCTTTATTTCTACCTACTCAGAAATTTATTGGTACTAATGTGAATAAGGTATACGCAGACTCAAGAAGAATTATTCGAGGAAGATAAATGACATTCAACATCAGCGAATTTAAAGCAACGATGGATCGAGTTGGCGGCCTCGCTCATTCATCTCTCTTCGAAGTAAGAATAGTAGTCAACAATAAATTACTTCAAAGTGGAATATTCACAAATCCGACATCTAAAGACGACACTGTTTTTACAGAAAGAGAGTTTTCTTTTTTCTGTAAGTCAGCAAACGTTCCAGGAATGTCATTTGCCACACTTCCTTATGAACCAGTGGGTCAACTTCCAAGAGTTTTTCCAAAGAAGTTACAGAATAATCCTATCGCGGCTATCTTCATGGTAGACTCAGATCACCACGTCTTGGCGTTCTTTCACCGATGGATGCAGTCTATCGTAAACTTCGGAACGAAATCAGGTCCTTTCTCTGAGTCTGCAGAC